CCCTTTAGAATAATTGCATTTTGCGCACAAACATTGCAAATTAAAATCTTCGTCACCTGCACCCGCGCTTCTTGGGATTATGTGGTCAACCGTGTTGCCTTCAGCCCCACATTCCTGGCATATACCACCGTCCCTGGCAAGAATCCTGGCACGAATCTTGCGCCATTTGTCGGTGCTTCCAGTGTCTTTCAATGCGCTTGCCATCATCAAAACCAATTCTTCTTTTGGTGGTGTTCCCATGCCTTGCATGGCGTGGAATATCTGTGTTCAATATATCGCAAGGTTGCGTCTATCTGTCTGAAAGGGTCTAGCGTCCCATAGTGCTTTGACTTCATCTGACCCAATCCCCAATGCGAGCCATTGCGGGCAGTATATGACCACCGTGATTCCTTTGTGATTATGCGGTCAAAACACTTGAATTCATCATAAATCAGAATCCTAGAATGAGCGTACAATTTAAGATGGTCAATCGAATAATTTTGTGCTGCTGCATTTGATTGGCTGGTTATTGAAAGCAATGCTGAGAAAGCATAAAGCGCACCCATTAGCCATTTGCGCTTTTGCAAGATAGACGCCCACGCGTCTTGCTTCAAGCAAAAATAGCGTACCAGCCTTGTCAACGGTGTGGACAAATTAGGCATGGGCTTGGGCGTGTTCAACAGGTTTTGCCCACCTGTGGAAAACGCCTGTGGATAACCTTTAACGTACAATGGTTTCAATCGACCCCCACCCTTCACGTCCAATTGCTGACTTAACCTGGATTTTAAGATTACGGCAATGATTGACCACCACTGAACGCGGCGCGGGATATTCACGCCCTTTTTGAACGTTTAGGCAAATTTGCCAATGTGTGTCAAAAACAATCAACTTAGTTTCAATGCCTAATCTTTCTGCCGCATTGAGCCAAACAAGGCGGTGTTTTGCAATGGTGTGTGTGCCATCTGCAATGACGTCTTTGCCATCTTCCAGGGCTGCCACGGCTTTCAATCGGGCAATGTGCAGGTATAACCCAACGTCCAAGTCACGGTACATTCGCACGGCTTGCGTGTTGTAAATATACTCAAAACCAGTGCAATTGTTGCGAACCCAAGTTGATTTGCCTGCCCCTGGTGCGCCCATCAAAACGGTAATCAGTTGTTTTGCCATAACCTGGCAACCGTCATTGCACTGCACACCGTGCATTGAATGGTTTGGACATTGGGTGGCAAAAGGTCTGTTATTTTGTGAACCAATTGTTTGGTTATTTTTTTGCATTTTCGACACTCAAATTGCACATTGTCCATAATTGGATTTCCTTAGATTCTCAATTGGCTGAAGATTGATTTGTGTGACCCACCAGTTTGGTTGCCTGGAATGGCGATAACGTGGTTTTTGCGCCATTGCAATGGGTATCCAACCCGCAATAAAAAAATGTGGTGCTTGTCCCGTCACCAAAACGGCAATGTCGTCAACGCGGTCATACTCATGGACAATCATTTGACCTGCAACGTATTTAGTCCATTTGACTTCAATGCCGCTGCCAACGTCTGCTTTGACCTTGAATTTGTTTTCAAATGGGTCAAATGGAAGTTGGAAGTATTTGGCAACGACCCATTCACTTGCAATGGTTTCTGCACATTGTGCCAAATAATCAAAAAACGGCATTTGAGTTTGGTATCGCTGAACGCAATTTGCCATCTTTGTGCCGTGTTCGCTTAATTTGACCGCTGCCAGCATACACACACAAAATTCTTCAGGCGTTAATGACATTTTCAACGGCAATCACCGCAAAACCAAATAACGTTTTCAGTGTGGTCGTAACCTTTTTGATAGCCAAATGAATCCAGTTTCTTTAATTGACTGCATTTGTCACATTGTTCCACTTTGTATTCTGCAACAACTTGACCGTGCTTTAGCAATTTGCAAGTCATTGTTTTAACATTGATGACTTCCATGTAATCGCTCATAACTGAATCCGCCATTGACCGTCACTCCCGAACATGTACCAAACGGGTTCACATTGTGTCGCCTTTGTTTTTTCGGTGCAAAAATAGCCACCCCACGCCTTGCCCGTCTTTTCCGACTTGCCTTCTTTCCAACCGCGCGTCCCATGCTTGCAACGTGGCTTTTCTTCAACCACTTGACTGCCCAATTGTGTGGTGATTTCTTCAATTGTTGACCCCAAGGTTGGAATTCCTGAATCCTGCAATGACGGGTCTTCTTTGTAACTTGGAATTTCACCATATTTAGTTGCCCAAACGTCATATTCCACAATTGCTTTGACTTCTTTTGCTGAAAAGTTTTCAACCTGTTGCATTGTTTCCTGCGTGCTTCTTTCAGCCCCGCCCATGACAAGTTGTTGCACGCGCATAATTGCGCTCGTTGTTGTATCTTCGACAAACCAACGCGCCATGTTTTTACCGTAGGCCGCTTGATAGCCAAATGCAAAATCAATTCCCGCAGGAAGCAAATCTTCAGCGTTGCGAAATGCTTTTGCTTCAACCAGTGCAAATCCTTTTTCAGCACTAAATTCAACAATTCGGGTTTCAATGCGTCCGTTGGGGTAAGTTAACCACCAGCGTTCAAGGCGTGCGCGGCTTGCTTCGTAGTTGTCCAGGAATCCCATTTATTTGACTTCCCTGCTTGCGTGACGGCTTACTGCCCGCCCGCGTGTAAAACCTTCACGGCTTCCGTCTTTGTGTCCCCGTGCATAACCCACTGCGGCAAACATGACGCATAAAATCCCAATCAGCACCAAACGCAAAACTGTTTGTCCATCTAGCAAATCAACAACCATTTTAGATTCTCCCGATTCTAAGCGGCGAAATTGCCGCCTGAATTAAGGGTGGGGCATACCACTGACAAAATCAACCTTCAAGCGTGGTTTTGGGCGTGTCTTAGTCGCTTTTTCTTAATGCCATTTCCAGGATTAGTGTGTCAAGTCTTTGTTCAATTCGACTCACCTGGTCTTTCAGGCTTTTGCCACCGTTTGGGGTCAATTCCCGCATGACTGACTTCACCATGAATCGGGTTGACGAATAAACGGCAGTCAGCACGGCAATGACAAGCCCACCAACCGCCGTCCATTCGCCCACACTCACTTCTTCAGACCAAGGTTGTCTTTAGGATTTGCCCAACGTGCAAGCATTGGAACAATGCCAGCAATTAAACCCATTGCCAAATCTTTGGGATTTTGATTGCCTGTTAAATAAACGGCCAACATTCCCGCAACACTACTTCTTGCCCATGAAGCCGCTAACGCCTTAAATTGTGTCATTTCTTTTTCTCCTTTTTCGGTTTTTCTCCCGATTGTGGAAGTGCAACTTTTGGAAAGTCGCCTTTGTGTGGAACAAACTTGGGAATTCCAAACCCAAGAATTTCTTTTCCTTCACCGTAATTGCGCACCTTGACCATCACCATGCCACCGTTGCGTTGGTCGCCCGTGCCACTGGTGTTGCCTTCAATCGTGACGCACTGATTGCCGGGCATTAACCCAACAACAATTCCAACGTGTGAAATTCTGTCAACGCCATCATGCGGAAAATCCATAAACGCCAAATAACCCAATTGCGGAATGTTTGACCAACGGTTCATTTCTTTGAATTTATGCGCCCCAATTGAAGTGCCAACAACTGAATGAATTTTGACCCCTGATTGGACTGCACACCAATTGACGAAACTGCCACACCAGGGCAAACCATCTGCCTTTGTAAATTTGCCGTATTTGGTCAGGTTGTCGCCTTCTTCAACCGTTCCAATTTCAGCATTTGCAATTTCAATCAACCTGGCATTAGTGCCGTCAGGATACATTTACAATGCCGTTTCCAATGCTGCAACCTTTGCAGACAATTCTTGAATTGCCTTGACCAAAATTGGAATCAACCGTCCTTGGGTTGCCTCTAATTTCTCTGGATTGTCGCGGTAAGTAAGTTGCAGGTAATCGGCTAAACCACTTGCATCCTCTTGCGCGACCAAATCCTGCGCAATAAAACCAACGTCGGCAACATCAACTTTGCCAATATGCTTATTGCCGTCTACATCTACCGTCGGCCGCATATCCCAAACAAATTTGACCGGCTTTAAATCTTTTATGAAATCTAAACCAACTTCCAGCGGCTCAATATCTTTTTTATCACGCGCGTCCGATAGTGCGGTGATTGAAGTTACTTGGCAGCGTAAAGTCGTAATAGATGAATCGCCTAGCGTTACTGTGTGGTTAGAACCTGCGGCAGCCGTTGAGGAACTTGCACCGATAACTGTATTGTTTATACCACTTACAAGAGTTTGCCCAGCCGCTTCTCCTATTATAGTATTAGTTGAGGCTGTGGTTAGTGAAATACCAGTACGGCTTCCAATACCAACATTACGCGTACCCGAAGTTAAAGTGTAAAGAGAATCTTTACCAACGGCTGTATTTTTGTCGGCGTTTGTAGCAAGTTCTAAAGAACCCCAACCGATAGCCGTACTAGAAGTATTGGCAGTAGAAGTTTTTAGTGCATTGTGACCTACTGCGGTGTTCTCCGTACCCGTAGTATTAGCTTCGAGTGCGGAGCGTCCAACGGCGGTATTTTGATTACCTGTTGTATTAGCCGTGAGCGCGTTTAATCCTACGGCCGTTCCGTAACCACCAGTCGTATTTGCGCGCATAGCATTCTTACCAACGGCAACATTTTGTGGGCCAGTTGTATTGGAAAGTAATGCTTCGTGACCGACGGCAGTATTATTATCGACCGTGGAAACGGCCAAAGCACTAACACCAATAGCGACATTGTTTGTATTAACTGTGTTAGAGGCGAAAGCACCATTACCAAAAACTGTATTAGTAGCTGAGTTTCCTGCGCCTCGACCAACGGTTATACTATTAACACTTATGTCAGTTGTAAAAGGTGTGCCACCGCTAGGCGTAGCCCATTTGACTTTGTAAGGTGAAACTGTTGTATCAGCCGTTAAGACTTGGGCAGTTGTGCCTATTGGTAAATTGTCATAAGTGCCTGAACCTGTGCCAACAACAATGTCACCTGCTGCCGTGATTGTTGTTGCCATGTCATTTGTTACTGTAACCGTGCCGCTAGTGCCGCCGCCGCTAATTCCCGTGCCAGCGGTCACACCAGTTATGTCACCAGGATTTGCTGCAACCCAAGTGAAGTCCAAGTCAGTGTTGCTAGTTTTTGACAAAACTTGTCCCGTTGTTCCGCCCAATAAATCCACAAAATCAGTGTCAACTGCCTGTCCAAAAACTTCAAAATCTGCGGGCAAATCTGTAACCAAATCGGTTGAAGTCGGCATTTGCCAGCCAAAATTGCTTGTTGGATTTGTCATTTGTTCCCCTTTTCTAAGCCACTATTGTGGCATTTTCCCAATCTAATGTCGGCAACACGCTTGCCCACGTTTCTGTTATTGGCACATCATTCCACGCCATTGCCTGCAATGAATAGGCAAGCGGTGACAATAGCAATGTGACGGACAATTCATTGAAACCTGCCCTGAATGACCAGCCTTCAACAAACCCTTGGAATGTTCCCGCGCTCATATTCAATGGCAGATTGACCAGGGCAATGGCTTCACCCATAAAAACATTGATTAAGTTGTCACGGTCGCCATCATCAATTTCAGGGTTGGTCAGGTCAAATGTGATTTCACTAAAAATGGGCTGCGGTTGGGCGCGTAGGGTCAAATAAAATTGGGCTTGACTTAGGGCGTCTGCCGCGTGCTTTATGGTGGTGTTAATAATTTGGGCAAGTTGACCGTACTGCACAATTGAAGTCGCGTCTGTTGCTGATTCCTCAAATTGGCTAGTTGTGCCGTATTTGATAGTTACGGAATTGCGAACGTCACCGACCCGTGTTTCAATCCGCAAGCCTGCTGCCCGTGCGTGGTTTGCGTCTAAATCTACATAACCGTTGGTTGCCAAATAGGT